GGGCAGAACCACCTATTCTTTTAAGTTAATGACAGACGTAAAAGTAAATCAACCATATTCTCCTAATTATGAAGGATTTGTCGGAAGTCTCCAAGATCTTAGATCTACGATGCCTACACCGATTGCATTTAAAGTTGTTGGATATGTTGCTGAGACATTTGAAGATGTCACACAGGGACAGGCTTTATTCTGCAGAGATAGTGATGGGAAATTAGGTAAAGCGATTGCAAATGATACAAGAGAAAAAGCTAAAGTAGCAGGTTTTGCGGAAACTACCGTGTCTGCAGGTTCAAATGTTAGATCGATTGTACGAGGAATTATAGCAACTTCGGGATTGAATGCTGGAGATAGATATTTTTTATCTCATACTAGTGCTGGAGATATAGTTGAAACACCAACTACTACGGCTGGTCATTTTGTTGTACCTGTTGGAGAAGCAGGAACTTCTGCACAATTTGTTATAAAGGTAGAGCCTGAAGTACTTTTATCCTGATATTTGGTGGGCGTAAAATAAATATAAATAAGTTCTTTTGGTTAAGGACTTGATCGAGATATTAAATGGCAACTAGGAAGGCGTTAGTACTTGTTTCTGGTCTTTTTCAGGAGTTAAATTCTTCTTCTGATAAATTAGATTTTGCTGGAAATAGTACTTCCGATTTAAGTGAGGGTACAAATGAATATTTTACACAAGCAAGAGCTAGAGGATCAGTAAGTGTTGCGGCTGGAAATGGTTTAACTTATAACTCTTCTACTGGAGTTCTTGGAACCAGTGCAATACCTAATTCTCAATTAGCAAATGATGATGTAACTATTGGAGGAACTGCAATAGCACTTGGAGGTACAGCCACGACTATTAGTGGTTTAACTTCTCTAACATCTAACACGCTTACCGCATTTACCACTGGACAAACAAATAGCATAACTATAGGCTCAGGACAAATAATATTTGAAGGAGCTACTGCTAATGATTTTGAAACAACTTTAGCTGTTACAGATCCAACTGCTGACAGGACAATTACTTTTCCCGATTCAGGTGGAACAGTTGCACTAACGAGTGATATTTCTTATCCTGTAACTTTAAATAATTCAGTAACTCTTACAAATAAAACTTTAGCTCTCGGATCAAATACAATATCTGGAACTTTAGCTCAATTCAACACTGCTGTAACTGATGCCACTCTTGTTTCTACAACAGGTTCTGAAACTTTAACAAATAAAGGTGTAAACTTAGCAAATAATACTTTAACTGGAACCTTTGCTCAATTTAATACTGCTGTTTCTGATGCCACTTTAGTTTCTACTACAGGCACGGAAACTTTAACAAATAAAAGTCTCACCACTCCAACTCTTACAGGATCCTCAGCTAGTGCTGGAAGCATAATTTTTAAAGAAGATACAGATAATGGAACAAATTCTGCAACTCTCGTCGGACCTGCGGCAACTGCGGATGTAACTATTACTCTCCCAGCTGAGACAGGAACTGTTCTTACTACCGCATCTTCAATTGCTAACGGTAATCTTGCGAATAGTTCCTTAACTATTGGAAGCACTGGAGTTGCACTTGGAGGTAGTGCAACAACATTCACTGGATTAGCATCGATAACTTCTACTGCAGTCGTTACAAATGATAGTGGATTCAGAATTAGAAATAATTCAGATAATACAAAAATTGGAGCTTTTAGTTCTGCGTCTATTACAGGTGGTCAGACAAGAACATTAACATTCCCTGATGCGGATGGAACTATAGCAACTCAAGCCTATGTAAATACTCAAATTACTGCTGAAGATTTAGATATAGAAACTGATTCTGGAACTATTGCTATTGATCTTAATTCAGAAGTTTTAGATATTGAAGGAGGGACTAACATCACAACTGCTGCAACAGGTAATAAAGTTACAATTAATATGCCCACTGCTTTTGCTACGGAGGACTTTGCTACTGCAATAGCAGTGGCTTTAGGATAATATTATGGCAACCCAAGTTCAATTTAGAAGAGGAACAACAGCTGAGCACACTAGTTTTAAAGGTGCTGATGGTGAAGTAACTGTAGATACCTCATTAAAAACTGTTGTAATACATGATGCAATAACTAATGGAGGATTTCCATTATTAAGACAGGACGGATCTAATTCTTCTTTTATAAATGGATCTGTCACTAATTGCAGCTTAAAATTTCAAGGAGATCCAAACACAGGTTTGATTAGTCCTGCTCCCGATAGTATATCTTTGGTAACTGGAGGAGTTAGCCGTCTTACAATAGATTCTAATGGATCAGTAACAATTCCAGGTAATGTAACTATTTCAGGAACATTATCTGCAACTAGTACTAATTTTTCCGATCAAATTGCATTAATTCTTGCTCTAGGATAATATGGCAAATACCTTCAAAAGCGACACGAAATCAAGCGTTGTAACAGATGCTGTTAGTAGCACTAACACCAATATTGTCACCGCAGGTGGTAGTTCAACTTTGGTTTTATTAAGTATTTTAATTTCAAATAAAACAGGAGCCAGTGCTCAGGCTGATGTTTTTTTGGTAACAGGGAGTGATGATACATATCTTTTACGAAATGCTCCAGTTCCTGCAGGATCTTCTCTAGAAGTTATAAGTGGATCAAAAATAATTATGCAAGCAAATGATATTTTAAGAATTAGAGCAGGTACAGCTACGGCTCTAGATGCGACTGTCAGTTATCTAGATCAGACTTAAGGAGGTATAACAAATGGCTCTTAATACAGTAAGTTCAGATAGGCTATCTACAAACGTAAAGAATACAAACTTTACAGCAGCTGAAAAACAAGATTTAACAGATGATATTCTTCCTTTAGCGACACAATTTGGACAATCTAAAAATTTAATAATTAATGGAGCTATGAACGTGGCTCAACGTGGTACGTCATCTACAAGTGATGGTTATCACACTTGTGATAGGTGGAAATTAAATTTTGGGACTGTTGATGAAGCCCCTACACAAGCACAAGTAGATGTACAGAGTAGTGCTACACCTTATACTTTAGGACTTAAAAAGTGTTTTAAAGTTACGAATGGGAACCAAACTTCTGGTGCTCAGGCAGGTACTGTATTACGTTTTAGATATTGTATTGAGGCACAGGATATTGCAAATAGTGGTTGGAACTATACATCTTCGTCTAGTTACATAACAATATCTTTTTGGTGTAGATCAAGTGTTGCTCAAAACTTTTTTTGTGATCTACAGACTTCTGACGGAACAGCACAGAATTTTGCTTACCAGACAGGATCTTTATCTGCTGATACTTGGACAAAAATAACAAAAACAATCCCTGGTGGTAGCAATGTAGCTTTTGATAGTGATAATGGTCATGGGTTGTTTTTTAATGTAAATCCTTTTATGGGAACAAATTTTTCTGATGCAGGACATACATTAGATGCTTGGTCAACATTTGATTCAGCAAATAGGTATCCAAATAATACTACTACTTGGTACACAACAAACGATTCTACATTTGAACTTACAGGGGTACAAATTGAAGTAGGCAGCGTGGCAACAGATTTTGAACATAGATCGTTTTCTGATGAATTAAGAAGGTGTCAAAGATATTTTGAAAAAACATCTATGTATCTTAGTACTAATGGCTACCCTTTTATATATCAAACAGAAAAAAGAGCAGCAGCTACAGTAACCACCCCAGATGCAGGAGGTACTTTTCATCTTGCAGGAGTCACACCTTCCACAACATCTATGTGGGTAAGAAGAACGGGTGGTGGTGGACAATATACTGTACACATGGATGCGGAGCTTTAACTATGACTTTCACATACAAAAAAGTAAAAGATATCAACGGAGTTGATTCTACAACTATGATCTTAAGAAAAGAAGATCATGCCTTTATTCCATTTGATGAAGCAAATACAGACTACCAAGACTACTTAGAGTGGGCAAAATCTAATACAATCGAATCAACAACTTGGGATGATATTAAAGCTACAAGAGATAGTATATTACAATCCACAGATTGGACAATGATAACTGGAGCTACTGTAGATCAGGCACAGTGGGCTGCATATAGACAAGTTCTAAGAGATATTCCTCAGACTTATAAAGATAAAACTCCTGATGATGTTGTTTGGCCGACTCAACCATCAACAAAGGGACCTAATAGTTAAATTTTTTAAAAAATTAGTAATAATTTTCAAAAATTAGCCTCTGTAAAATAGAAGAAGCAATAAAAGATTTCAGTAAGCATGCCGTATATAGGTAATAATCTCAGATCGAATAATGCATATAAGACGATAGATGATATATCGAGTTCTTTCAATGGAAGTACTACATCATTTTCTCTTTTAGTAGATGGATCCTCTCCTGTACCATTTCCAAAATATGAAACTCAATTAATAATATCTGTTGGTGGTGTTATCCAAGAACCTGATTCTTCGGGAACAACAGGATTTAAATTATTAGGAACAAATATAGTTTTTAGTTCCGCTCCAAGTTCAGGCGAAAACTTTTTCGGAGTAATACTTGCAAGTGCAGATTATTTAAATGCTGGTGGAACATTCCCAGATGGTACAAATTCAGTTCCAAGTATCACGTTCTCCGATGATACCGACACAGGATTCTACAGAGTAAGTTCAGGACTAGTAGCCCTTTCAGCCAATGGAACAAAAAGTTTTCAATTCCCTTCGGGATTAGGGAGTTCAGGTCAATTACTTAGTACTAATGGTGCAGGTGTTATCTCATATACAGATCCCCCTTCTGGAGCAACTGGTGGTGGGTCTGACAAGGTGATAATGGAAAATGGAACAACAATAACGACTAACTATACGATTGGTACTACATTCGGAGCAACTTGCAATGCTCTAAGTGCAGGTCCGATTACAATTAACGCAGGTATAACGGTTACGATACCTAGTGGTTCAGTCTATACGGTGGTTTAAATTATGCCTATTGGAATTAACGGATCAGGAACAGTTACAGGAATCTCGGTAGGAGGTCTACCAGATGGCATAGTTGATACAGATATGCTTTCAACAGGTTCAAAACAGGGCATTGCTAAAGCTTGGGTTAATTTTGATGGTTCTGGAACTCTTGCTGTAAGAGATTCTTTTAATGTTGACTCAGTTACAGATAATGGCACTGGTGACTACACAGTAAATTTTACTAGTGGTGCTCTTTCTAATGCAAATTATGCTATTGCTGGGTCTATAAGTTTTGAAAGTAACCAAAGTAGAAATATATTAAGTGTTGCAACTACCGCTGGTTCTGCATATACCGCAGCGACTACTACTGTACTTCGATTAGAGAGTGTCAATTATGGTAATGGTAATGCTTGGGATGCTGATAGTGTTTCGATTATAGTTTTTGGAGATTAAAAAATGAGCAAAATTATTTATACAAATTCAGATGGAACTGTAAGCATTATCACCCCTGCTGGTGATGTCAATGATTCTATAAAAGATGTTCCAAGTGGTTTGTCATATGAAATAGTTGAAGATTCTGTAATTCCAACAGATCGTAGTTTTAGAAATGCTTGGAAGCAAAATAGTAAAACTATAGAAACAGATATGACAAAGGCGAAAGAAATACATAAAACAAATATACGATTAGCAAGAAAAGATAAGCTTGCAGAACTTGATATTGAATTTCAAAAAGCTTTAGAGACATCAACTAGTACTACAGACATAGTTAATAAGAAAAAGGCATTAAGAGATGCTCCTGCTGACAGTACAATTACTTCAGCAAAAAGTGAATCCGAATTAAAATCACAATGGAACACAAGTATTTTAGGAGATTCTCCATATAGTTAACTATGAGTTCAATTAAATTAACAGCAGATTCTGGAGGAGGTACTTTTGAACTTAAGGCTCCTTCTTCTAGTGCAAATACAAGAGTATTAACTTTACCAGATTCAGGTAATCTCACTTTAGGTGGTGGAAAAATTCTTCAAGTTGTACAAACATTTAAAACAGATGCTTTTTCTTCTACTTCAACAAGTTATACAGATCTAACTGGATTGAGTGTATCTATAACTCCAACTTCAACCAGTAATAAAATTTTGATAGCTTGTTATCTATCCTTTGGCTCCTCTGGTAATGGATATAATGGACTTAGATTATTAAGAGGGTCTACAAGTGTTGGTCACAGTACAGCACTTGATAGTGAAGCTGCATCTAATATACAAGACACAGCATTTTGTGCTATGGATGAATCTTCTCAGGGTAGTTATAAACTACATACTTGCTCATATTCTTTTTTAGATAGTCCATCGACTACAAGTGCAACCACTTATAAAATACAGTGTATTACTTATACTGGTCAAACCTTTAGAATTAATAGACCTAACAGTATAGGAAACGCAGCTTATACAATGGCTGGAACTTCATCAATTATAGCAATGGAGGTAGCAGCATAATAATTGATATGTTTAGCTCCTCTAAAATAAATAAATAAAAGGATTTTTTTAATATGGCATTAGACCACGAAGCAATCTATAAGGCGTATGCAGGAACGGTAGTTTCCATTGATGATGGAGCAGGAGCATTTGATGCAAGTGGTAATTCAGTTACTCTTGATCAAACTAAAATAGATGCTGCAAGAACTACATTAGATGCTGAGGCTACTGCTGTTAAATATCAAACAGACAGAACAATTAATGGTTCCAAAATATATGACTCTTATGGTAATCAGCTCGACATGATCTATAAGGACTTAGTTGCAGGTAAATTTGATACAACTGGCACTTGGGCAACACACGTTAAGGCTGTTAAAGACGCAAATCCAAAGCCATAGGAGATAAACAATGACTAGTAAATTAATAGTCAACAGTGTAAGACATACAGGAGCATCAGCTGATGGTATAACTATGGCTGCAGATGGTAGTGTTACCTTTCCTGGGAATGCTACTTGTTCTGGCACAGCTACAGGTTTTGGAGGAGGTAAGCTTGTAAATTATGGATCAGTAATTAAAACAGATCAATTTTCGCAATCTTTAGGTCAAGCTGCATGGAGTAATGATGTTATTACGCTTAGTTATACAGCAGCAAGTTCAAGTAATAAGTTGCTTTTAATAGCAAGTTTAACTGTTGGTTATCAACATGGTCAGTCGATAAAAATGAGATTTACTATAGGTAGTTCTGTTATTACAGCTGCTACTGGAGATGCTGCTGGTAGTAGAGGTAGAAGTACAACTGAAGCGTGGATAAATTCTGGTGGTCAATCAACAAATATGGCATTTAATTATTTACATAGTAGCCCTTCAACAAGTGCAGCGACTTATGGGGTTCAGTTAGGACAAAAAGATAATGGTACACAAACTGTCTATCTAAATCGTGATTACCTTGATGGCAACTATGATTACAACGCTAGAGGTACTTCATCACTTACAATTATGGAGTTTTCACCATCGAGCTAACATTAGTAGACTGGTTAGTTTATAAATATAACAGTAGAATAAAAATATAAGATTTTAAAAAAAAATGCAAAAAATTTTTAATGCAATAGCTGTTGCTTCTGGAGTTCTTTCTCTAACCGTTGTAGGAGCTGGTTTAACCGTTTATTTAAACAAGGATGCGATCATAAACAACATTAAGGAGAAGGCATTAGAGGCAGTTACAGGAGGTTTAGGAGATACTATAGGAGATGCACTACCGATACCTGATGTAACTGGTGATGTAATTCCAACAGGACCTAAAAGTCCATTTTAAAATTGTCTGAAATAAATCAAGTAAATATAAATAAATTAGAAATAATTCCAATAAATAGTTATATTCATACGCCTATACAAAATATACCTTTTAATCCTCCTGTGACTTTAACTATTGGTAATCCAATAATTCAAGTTCCAGGCTGCGTTATATTTAATCCTGCAAATGAAAAATCAATAAAACTTGTAACTGAAGATGATAGAGGTAATCGAGCTTTATGTGATGGAACTGTGCCATATTTCTTTCCGATGGATTATGTTCCTGAAGATTTAGTCTTTGTAGAAGATGTAGCTGCACCAAATGTAACTCCAGCTCCAGAATTAGAAACTCCTCAACCTAATTTAGATAATATTCCTCCACCACAAAAAGAAGTTGAATGTCCTTCTCCAAATCAACCAAGAATTGGAGATCTAACTCGTAATGGAGAAGAGAAAGTTATAGGTCATGAACTTAGTGCTGATAAAAAAACTTGTATAGTTTTATATGAACCAACTACTGCAACTGATAAATATTTACCAAATACATCTCAAATTAGTACAACAGCAGCAATTGCTGTAGTAGCAACAGCTTCAGCAGCAGCCACACCCTTGTTATTAAGGTTAATAAAGCCATTAATAAAACAATTAACTAAGAAAATTAAAGGTTTTTTCGGTAAAAAAGATAGAGAAAAATTTAAAGGATTAAAAAGAAAAAAGAAACTTATTTCGGAATCTCATGCTGATGATTAGGAATAACTCCATGAGGATTTGCAACTATAATATCTGCACAAATTTGAGCAGCTGGGCTTGATGGATGAAAGGTCACTCCAAGCCTTTTTTGCTCAGCACAGTGCTTTAATCTAGCCATTTCGAAGTCTAATCTTTTATTAGCTATTAATTGTTTATTTAATTCATTCTGAGTATTAGCAGCAGCCAAACAACCTTCGTTATGACGTTTATCTAGCGGTATGGTTATATTCATACTGATACCCCATCCAATACTATGATTAGTTTTTTGTCCTGTTCTAGTAGGTTTGTAATAAAGAACAGATCCAGGATTGTCTAAGACCCCATCATTATTGGTATCACTATTATCAAATATTGGATCCATATAATAATCTTCGTAAGGTTCTTTCCATGAATCTTGTAATGTAGCAAAGGGAGTAATGCTGAGAGTTGCCCCCTGACAAGAGATACCATTTCCGTGAGTATTAGTTATATATGGTCCCGATAGATTTTGTACAGCCAAATTGGATACGCTCCCGGACGAATTTGCTACTGGGTTTGCCGTTGCTGACACCCCTCCCACTTCATTTGCATAAATAGGAGTACTAAATATATTTAAAGCTAATAATAAATATTTTACTGACTGAAGGTTGAAACCGTGTCTGTGACTGAAGTTATCTCTGTTGTTCTTTGTATTATGGTTTGAGATTTTAATCCTGGTTGACTTAGAGTCGTGGTGAGTTGCCACGGTTTGGTTGAATCCGTTACCGTGAAGTTTGGCATATTCGTTGTATCTAGATTCGTCCACGTCGAATTTACACCATTAACTGACTGAGTAACACTCTGAGCTGGAGGAACCAAGCTACTCGCATCTGTACTAATATTATTACCAGTTACAGTATATTGCCACCCTGTTTGGTAGTCGATCACATTTATTGTCTCTGTGACCGTACTAGATGTCTCAGTGTGGCTGGTAAGACTACCAGTCTGAAAGTTGGGAACTACAGGTACGGCTTCTACAGACGCACTCAATGAACTTAATACGACCACAGGTATCACACTTTTCAAGATCTTTATCATCTTTTTTTTCTTTAATTGCAAAAGCATGATCCTTTAACTTCATCTGATAGTGATCTCACTTACAAATTGACCTGTTGCACTAGTTCCTGCTCCTCCACCAGTTAGTGTAATTGTTGAACTTGAATCGATTGTACCTGCTAGTGAACCTGCAGTGCCTGCTGAAGTTGAGGTTTGACTAGAAAAAGGACTAACAGCTCCTGTAGTTGGAGCAGTAGTTACCAAGGCATCTCCTTGAGTAAAGCTTTGAGAGAATGAAAAGCTTTCTCCAGCTGTAGCCTGAACTGATGACAGTGTAGGAATTGAACCAACTCCTGATGTAATTGTCAAAGCACCAACAGAGTTTGTAGCTGATCCACCGTCAGGTGTGTACTGAGTTGTTACGTTGTTTCCTGAAACGCTATATGAGGTTCCTACTCTTTCAACATTGGTTGCTGCAGCATTAACTTGTAGTTGCACACTACTTGATAATTTATGAGTGATATCTGCCTTTGCCGCTGGTGCAAATATCAAAATCAACAAAGGGAGAAATTTTCTCATTTTTCTGAACTTATTGTTTGCTATACATAAGTTTACATGAGCGAAACTTAGTATTAATTGGATTATAAAATGACTGAAAATTTAAAAGAGTCTTCTAAATCACAACAGAAGAAAAATGTTTTCACGAAAATTAAAGAAAACATAGATGACAAAGATGAGCAATTAGCCTTTATCTCAGTCGTGGTAAGGCTTGTTGTAGTTGCTTGGAGTGGGTTTATAGTATCCCTTAACTACGTTTCTATCCCAGGATATAGTAATGAACCCAAGGATATCACGTTCCCTGCTTCGATTCTAACTGGGGTCCTTTCCAGTTTCGGTGTAGATGCAGCTCGTAAAAAAAGTGATAAATCTAAAGATATTGCTAATAAATCTGATGCAATCCATACTCAAATATTGCGTATAGAACAGGCTCCAATTAAAATTATTACTGAGAGTAATAACAAGTGATATGTACTACAGGCAAAGAAAAAACTGGGGAGTTATAGCTTTAGTATCCATCCTAGGGATATCTAATCTTTCTTTAATGAATACTTTAGTGTCACATAAATTTAAAAGTCCTTTTCCAAATTTAAATTTACCAGTCGGTCCTTATACAAGTTACAGAGTTGTAACTTCAGAAAATGGATATAGTATTAGCTACCGAGCTAACGATCCAAAAATTCTTATGAAAGATAAGCTTATAGATGAAAGTAAAGGTCTATTTAATAAAAAATCTAATGTAGTTCTAAGAGAAACTTACACTATGGATGATTCTGGAGGTTCTAATTCAGTTCAAGAAGGAACTGTAATGACTGATAAAGATATAGCTTGTATAAAGGTAGAAGGAAGCGGAAATGCTACTGGAAGAGTTGTAGGAGCCTCTGTAGGTGTTCAGGTAGCTCCAGCGGTAAGTAATATACCAATAGTAGGTTGGTTAGCAGCAGGACTTGTTACAATGTTTTCTCAAGATAAAGGATCTGAAATAGGAGGAGATATAGCCAAAAACTACAACGACTGTTAGTAGCAGGATAAAATTTAGGAAGCTATACTCAAATTAATAGAATATTTATCATGGCTTGCAAAGTTTCCTTAGAAAAATTAGATGATACGTTAAAGCAACTTACTGAACAGCAGAGTGCTTTAGCTAATGACATAAAATTAAAAGATTTAGAAATTGTTCAGTCAAAAGAGTCATATATGAAAGTGTTAGGAGCTATAGAAATTGTTCAATTTCTTAAAAAAGAAGTAGAACATCCACCTGAAGAAGAACCAAAGATTGATATTGCTGAGGTTACATGAAATGTTGTCGGAGATGAATCAAGAAA